TTTTGAAACTTTACAACCATTAGAATTTAAAGATGACCTTATAGAGGAAATAGACGATAAAGAAGTTGTAGAAGAAGAAACTGGAGTTAAAATGTCTGCTGTTCCTACTTTTGATGATGAAACTAAAGATATTTGGTTAAATCATTTAGGAGGTTTAGGAGAAGAAGAAGATTTAGAAGCGTGGGAATTAATGGATGTTGAAGATACCGAAGATGAACCTGAACAATTTAATGCAGAAGAATATCTAAACAAACTAACATTATCAGCAAATCAAGACAGTAAATTAGACACAGAAAGATGGAAAGTGCGTTATAAATATGTAAAAGGAACAAAGCAAACTCCTAATACTAAAAAGTCAAGAAAATTTTGTAATAATTTAATTAAAGCAAATAAACTTTATAGAAAAGAAGATATTGATATAATGAGTTTTAAAAGCAATCAAGAAGATTTTGGACTTCCTTTACATAAAGGTCAACCGTATTCTATTTTTAAATTTAAAGGTGGTGTAAATTGTTATCACAGATGGGAAAGACGTATATATAAAAAGAAATTAAAAGCAGATGGATCAATATGGGGAGGAAACGCTTTACAAGGCACTAATTTCAAAAATGTGAATCAAGCTATAAGAGAGGGTTGGAAAAAAACAACACAGCCAAAAGATGTAGCAATAGCACCGATTGATATGCCTAATCAAGGACACCATCCTAATTATAAAAAAGGTAAATAATGGCAACAGCACTATTCATATCGAGAACAGATTTAGTAAAAAATACTATATTAGATGGTAATGTCGATACCGACAAGTTTATACAGTTTATAAAGATCGCCCAAGAAATACATATAAAAAATTATATAGGCTCTGATTTATATACTAAAATAAGCAACCATATAATAGCAGGTAATTTAGCAGGTCATTATTTAACATTAACTAACACTTATTTACAACCTATGTTGATACATTACGCTATGGTAGATTACTTGCCTTTTGCAGCATATCAAGTAAAAAACGGAGGAGTTTTTAAGCATACTAGCGAAAATGCAGTAAGTGTTGAAAAAAATGAAGTAGATTATTTAGTAAACAAAGAAAGAGAATTTGCAGAATATTATACAAGACGTATGATAGATTACGTTACATATAATATAGGGAATTTTCCAGAGTATCAAACAAATAATAATGAGGATGTTTACCCTGATAAAGATAGTTTATTTAATGGATGGGTACTTTGAGAAAAACGAAACCTAAAATACAAAATGTAATTAAGTTAAAAAATTACATAGAAAAATTAAAAAAGAAGCTAAATGGCAAATAGTATAAATTGGGGAAGTGTTTATTGCTTAATGATATCGGACGAAAGTTTTGGTGCAGACACAGCATATAGCACAAATAATATTCCTGATTTATCAGCGCCAAGTTGTTGGGGAACTTTTGGATTAACAGCTGATTTAACAAATATATCAGGAACACCATTTTTAGCAGACACAACAAATTACAGCGCAGACGCAACACAAAAATAAAATTTAAAAATAATGGCAAAACAGGCAATAAATATTGGGACAACTGCAAATGACGGAACGGGCGATCCTATAAGAAGTGCATTCGATAAAGTAAATGACAACGAAGACGAATTATATGAGGGTGCAAATATTACAGCAACAGCACCTTTAGCAAAAACATCAGTAGCAGATACTTCTGTAACATTAGCTATTTCAGATGATGGAATTACTGCAACTCAATTAGCAGTTTCAGGGAATGGTTCAGCAGGTCAAGTTTTAACATCTGACGCTGATGGAACTTTTTCTTGGGCAAGTGGAATATCAGGAGATGTAGATAGTGTAAATGCAGGAACAGGTATTTCTGTTAATCAAACTACTGGTTCTGTTACTGTAACAAATTCCTCTCCAAATGCAACTCACACAGGAGATGTAACAGGTTCAGGAGCATTAACAATTGCTGATGATGCTGTTGTTACTGCAAAAATACTAGATGCTAATGTTACTTTAGCAAAAATAGCAAATGCTGCAGCGAATACAGTTATTGTAAGGGATGCAAATTCTAGTGGTGTTCTATCTGCTAAAGCAGTAGCAAGTACAGAACTTTTAATTGGAGATGGAACAGGATTTACTGCAGCTTCTTTAAGTGGTGATACAACAATGACAAATGCAGGTGTTGTAACTATTGCAAACGATGCAGTTACTTCTGCAAAAATGGGAGCAGAATATACAACTTCTGATGTATTAAGCCCTAGTTCAACTGTAACTTGCGCAACTAACGATCACGATATTTTTACTTTAGCAATAGACCAAGCAACTGTTGTTAATTTTACTGGAGTTGTTGCAGGAATGTCAAAAACGGTAGTTGTTACTGGAAATGGAACACACTCTCCAACACTAACAAATATAAATTCAAGCACAGGGACGTTTAATAGAATTTCAGGAACATATAGCACAACATCAAGTACAAAAAACTTTATACAATTAAAATTTGTTTCAACATCAGAAGCGTGGTACACAATTAGTCAAATAGCATCTTAAAAATAAAAATATGAAAGCATTAAGTAAAAACGGAAAAATAACAATTTATCAAAGCGTGCCTGATAGCTTTAGTTCAAGTATTGGAGAAGTTTTAGGAGGTGGTAAAAATATGACTGATGAAGAATTATTAGCACACGGACTGTATGATTGTAATCATCCTGACGGATATGACGATAGAATACATAATTTATCTGCAAGTCCAAAATTTGATTCAGTTAATCAAGTTTACAACTATACAAAAACAAATAAGACTTGGACAGAAACATTAGCAGAATTAAAAACTCGACAAATAAACCATTTAAAATCAATAGCAAATAGTAAACTACAAGAAACAGATTGGTATATAATTCGCAACGCTGAATTAGGAACAGAAATACCAAGTGATATAACATCAGCAAGAGCAGATATTAAATCAAGTGTTGACACTAAAGAAAGTGAAATCAACGCTCTTACTAAAAAAAGTGATGTAGTTATTTACGATATAAATATTTCTTAATGGCAATAAATGACAAATTATTAGGAGGTGCTACTGGAGATGCTCCAAGTAGTTTAGACCCAAGAGATAATTTTGGAACTGTTTTATATACAGGAAATGGATCATCTCAATCTATAAACGGAGGAAAATATGATGCTGCTGCAAGTTTTAATGGGAGTAGTAGTAAAATAGATTTACCTAATTTGGGTATTAGTGGTGCTGGAGTCAGAACTATTTCTGCTTGGATTAATGTAAATAGCTTAAGTGCTGCTCAAACCATTTTTCAGTTTGGAGCTTCGGCAGCAGGAGAAAGATTTGGTTTTGCTATTGATACAGCAGGAAAATTATATGTGGAATACTATGGAAGAGATGCAATAACTTCATCAGCACAGATAACTACTGGGAGTTGGTTTAATGTAGCGGTAACATATAATGGAGGTGCAATAGAAACAGCAACAAATACTCAAATTTACGTTAATGGTTCAGCAGTCGCTATGTCAACTACAGGAACTTCAACAGGTGCTGCTAATACAGGAGATAGTAATTATGGGATAGGATATAGAAGACCATCAACAAGTCAATATTTTAACGGTTTAATAGATCAAGTTAGAATTTATAATTCAGCTTTAAGTGCTTCTGATGTTTCTGCTTTAGCAAGTGAATCTTATGCAAACTCTTTTAAACCAAATTTTCCTTCTGGACAAACTGCAAAAGTATTAATGAGATTAAATGGAAATGCTAATGATGAAACAGGTGCTTATGATGGAACAGCTTCAAATGTTACTTGGAAATATGGAGTGAATTTTACGCCTGATATGGTGTGGCTAAAATCAAGAACAAGTACTACTTGGCATAATTTACAAGACAGTATAAGGGGTACAACCAAACACGTTTACCCAAACGAAACTAATGCCGAAGACACAACAGCAACTGGAGTTACTTCTTTTGATACAGGGGGGTTTACATTAGGATCAGCTAATGGGTTTAATACAAGTGCTGCAACTTATGTCGCTTGGTGTTTTAATGCAGGTGGCTCAAGTGCTACAAATAAT